TCTAAAAGCCAATCAATAATTGCGGGTACTTCGGTAGGGTCGTAACTAATTGTTACTGAAGTATTTTGCTGAGTCCACGAAGTTTGGATTAACTTGTATTTTTCGAGTTGTTCGATTGCTGTGTCAAGGTTGACTTCTTTTCCACTAACTTTATGGAAAGGTACATCAATCCACTCAACAGGGAATGTAATAAGTACACCGCTATCATCAGTGGGGTGATTAACAACGTTATAATTAGCATCGCGCAGTACTTCAACAATAGGATCAAATTTACTGAACTGGACATTATTAAAAATATACTTTCCTAGGGGTTTGTGAATTCCTTCTGTGGTATCCATAATTTTGGATAGTGTTCCTGAAGGCTTAACACAGGTAATATTTTTAGGTGACGGCAAATCTAATTCTTGTGCCATACCAATAGCAGCACCAGTTGCAGTACGCTTCAAATACTCATAGTCGTAACCATTCATATCAGGGCGCTTAGCAATACCTGTTAAACCTACTCCGCATAAACGCATAAAATAATTGTTTAAGTGCCAAGATTCTTGTAGAATCCCGTCTTGTAAGTTAACGCAAGTTTGTCTGTAGTTGGCTCTAGCGGCCAAGCGAATGGCATTGTGAAGTCCTGCAGTGTCTCCTTTGAACTTGGCAATGTCTGTTTCTGTAAGGTTACAGAAGGACTTATTTCCAAGCAATATTTCAACACAGGGATTTGCACCTTTGAACCAAGGGGCACGTCGTAAAGCTTCAACTTCATTGATAAATCCTGGTTCTGATCCGCCTGCTTCTAGCATTAGATCAAAAATCTTTTGCAAGTCAGCTTTTAGCGGTTTTTCTTTAAATACTAGTGAATTGTTAGATTGTTGGCGGTGTGAGTTATTGTACAACCACCAGTCTTTTTTAGCTACAGCAAATTCTTCCCATTCGGGTTGTCCATAGTCGAACAAAGCAATTTCTGCACTACGGCGACTGCTAAGAATAGTGCCAAGATGATTAACAATGTCGAGAATATCCATCCTAGTAAGTAAACTATCAGCGCGCCCATTAAGGATGTTTGCAATAGCCACATATGCAGTTGATATAGCAGTGTCTCCACTTGAAATCCATCCATAGCCTTTTAACCTTTCCCCAGCAGGGCGTAGCTGACTAAAGTCGAGTACGAGACTATCAGCAGCGTACTTACCAGCAATAAGCTTACCGATAGATTTTGCCCAGGCTTCTGCAGAATCCCCAACTTGAATAGTCCACGTTTTAGTTTCTTGATCAAATGTTTCAGTATTGTGCTCATTTCCACCTTTGGCTGTGCGAGTACTACGTACTACACGGATATTTTTAATCGGCTTTGAAAAACCATTTAAAGTACCAACAATTGGTTTAAATCCTACTCCGCATCCTTGCAGTAAAAGCCATAAGCAGTCTACTACATCATATACAGTCTCTACATGAGTAAAGCTGCAATTAAATTGTGAAGCTTCACGAGTTTTAGCTACATCAGTGCCGCCTAACCAAAGAGTACGACCACTCATAGCTACTTTACGATCCAGCATCAGCTGTTCAAGATCATAAAGTTCTGAATATTCTACATCTGTTAAATCTCGTTTTGCAGCACGTTGCCACAACCATTCTTGGTGATCAATAACTCGGGCTACTGTTTCTTGCCACGTTTCAAATTGTTTTCCGTCGTCTGAAGTTGGTCTATTATATGTACGACGTGTTATTACTTGCGCTCTTGTGCTAAATGCCATGATTTCCTTATGTTCCAGTTGAACCGAAGCCTCCTGTGCCTCGGGTAGAGTCGTTCCAAATATCTTTAAAGCCTACTAGTTCAACCTTCTGAATAACCAACTGAGCAATTCTATCACCAGCTGTAATTTTATAAGGGTCATCACCGATATTTTTTAACAAAACTTTAATTGTGTCACGATAACCACTATCTATCACGCCTACGCTGTGAGGGATAGTAATTCCCTTTTTTCCTTGAGAGCTTCTATTATACACAAAGCCTGCAAAGCCATGTGGAATTTTAATCGCTATACCCGTATCAACAAGTTTTTGCTCGTTTGGATAAATTTCCAAATCTTCGTTGCTCATTAAATCTGCTCCAGCATCTGTGGGATGAGCACGATAAGGAAGCTGAGCTCCTGGCTTTAGTTGACACTCTAATGCTGTATAGCACATTGTATTCATATTATAGGCACTTATACTGCCATTTGAAATAGTTGTTCCGTTCATTTTAAATATAACTCTAAGGTTTCGTCAATTTGTTTGCAATTTTCAGTACCGATTGCTTCTTCGCAAAAGGTAACTAAATCCATTAATTTATAGTTTAATGCTAATGTATCTTTACATTCATTTAGGGCTTGGATGTATTTATATTTACCTGAAAGAGGGATGCTTGCAATAATGTCATAGGTACTGCCATATTCATTAACCAAGCCGACTGCTCGTTTAGGTCCAATGCCAGGCACGCCAAAAACATTATCACCAGTATCACCAGTAAGGCACTTAATACTAATGTAATCTTCGGGATTAAAGTCATAATGGTCATTCCAGTTATCGACTGTAACTTCTTTGCGTGTAACATAAGAGAATCTTGATACGTTAGGTTGAACTAATAAATCCCAGTCTTTATCTGAACTAACTAGCCAGATATCATCAACAGGGAGTTTTGATTTTTTTGATACAATATATGCTGCAATGTCATCCGCCTCAACGCCTTGAAAGCGTAAAATTGGAAACTCAGTATTTTCAGCAATATGTTCTAGTGTTTTGGTAAAGTCTTCAAAGAACAATTCAAAAGCTGCTTTTTCAGCGTCTGTTTGCTCAGCGAACTTATCTTTACGATTTTGTTTGTACTCAGGATAAATAGCTTTGCGATAAGAACTAGAGCCCATATCGCCAGCAATAATCACATGACTTGCTTTATATGATTTTTTAAGACTTTGAACTGTGCGTAGGTAGTCTTCTGCAAAATCTGTTGCACCACTATGTTTATAGCGAAATGCAAGATTAAGAGAGTCAACAACTAACAGAGTATTGTTTGATTCGGTAATTTTTGAGAATGTTTTTGACATATAGTTTGCGTGTTAATCTGTTATTATACCACTGTTAAGTTGTTTTGTCAAGTTACAAATACTGGCTGCTCCCACTTTAACCAATCTTCTAGCAGTGCTGCATAGAATTCGTGATCTTCATGGTTATAGTATAAACAACGATAGTTTTGCGAGTTAGGCATTTCATCAAAAGCAACAAATACTTTGCTGCGATCAAATTTAAAAATCAGCAAAGGTTTTTTGCCTACTTGAGTGCCTTGACGAATAGTCTGTTGCCAGAATTCTACTAATTGCGGAGTCTTGGATGTTAGTAAGTGTGAAGTAAGGTGATCTTCCGCATAGCCTTTAACTTCTACACACCAAAGGTTGGTTCGCCCAGGGACGTATAAATCGCCCTTAAGCTGATGTTTAGGGTCAAGAGCACCTGATCCAGGTACTCTTTCCCACGCTAAACTTGTATGCTTTTTTAACAGATCACGTACTGTGGTTTCTGTTCTAGCACCCTTGGCTCTAGGATCTACGGCCATTACGCTTCTTTGGCAGGCTCACTTGGAGTTTCCACGGGTGGGGTAACCCGTTCAGCTACTGGAGCTGCCTCAACTTTTGGTGCTGGAGTAGGTGTTGGAGTAGGTACTGGAGTAGAGGCAGCAACTTGTACGCCTTTTACTTCAATTGTGCAACTAGGATCAACTCTAAAAGTTGCTTTTCCTTTACCTAATACAGCGACTAAAGGCCACTGGCTATCTTCAATACTGTTACCTATTGCTAAAGTTTTTCCGTTAAGAACAACTTTTACGTCTCCGTCAATATCTTCTAAAATCATATTATACCTCTATTTGGGATATGTTGTTACGTTTAATAACATTAATCTTTTCTAGTAGGGGATGACTAAAGCCATGACTCACTAAAAAAGTGTTTAAATGTTCTTCTTGTAGTAGCACTTCTACTAATTTTTCTTTACCATCAGTATCAAGTGTTTCTACAGTTTCATCCAGTATTAATAGATTGATTCTAGAACTGGACAATGTTTGCATTAACTTTCTAATAGCTAACAACGTAGCTACATTAACTCTTGCTTTTTCACCACCACTAAGAGCTAAGATTTCGATATCTTTTCCATTGTCGGTAATAACAACATTTAGTTTGTCACTAGCACTAATTTTGAAACCAATTTGAAATCTTCCATCACTTAGATCAACCAAATATCTATTTGTAATATCTTCTAAGTCTTTTACTAAACTCTCAATTTTATATGCTACTAAACCTGTTGTACTAAATGTTTTTGTTAAAACATTTAAAATACTCATTCTTTCGCTTAATTCATGCAGTTTACCACTATAAGTTTCTAGTTCTTGGTTCATTTCAACCAATTGTTTTGATACTAAGTCTACTTTAGTGTTATGTGCAGTTACTTCTTTGTTGTGTTGCTCTGCTTCAACAATTTTACGTTTTGTTGAAGCAATTGAATTTTGTAATTCTGTAAATTGTTGTTGTAGAGTTTGTTTGTCTAATAAAACTTCTGGTAACTCTGTATCAATTAAAGCATGATACTTTTCCCAATCTTCTTGGGATTTTTGAGCTTCTTGCCAAGCTGTTTTCTGTTGTTTGATTTGAACTATTTTTTGAGTATAGCTCATAGTTTCTACAGCAGCTATTTCAGCTTCACTTGTTTTTTCTTCAATTAACTCAGCTACTTTTTCTTCGTCAATATCACTTAAACAAGTAGGGCAAGTTCCGTGCAAAGCTTTCATTTTTATAACAAAAGCCTGAGCGTCACTAACTGTTTTAGATAGTTTTGCTACTTCTGCTTGATATCCTTCTACACCTTCTTCGGGTTTCCCAGGAATTGGTAGTAGTTTAATCTTTGACTGTAATTGTTTGTATGTATTGTTCTGAGAAATCTTTTTATTAGTGGACTCAATACTATTTATACTAGTGTCCAGTGCAGATGCTTCTGTTATTAGCACAGTATTTAGCTCAGGGCTTGCAATAATTTCTTTTAGTGTTAAATCAGTTTTTTCATATTTATTTAACCAACTAGCCACAGTATTTACTTGAGACTGCACAGCTGTAATATCTTTAGTAAGTTGAGTACTTACTTCTTTGAAAACTTCAGAAGCACGAGTGTATTTACCTAAATTTAGTATTTCAATAAGAAACTTTTTACGAGCAGTATCAGGAGCAGTTAAAAACTCTAGACTTGATGCGTTTGACTGATAAACAATTTGTGCAAAACTTTTATGATCAAAACCTAGTATATCCTCAATTATCTTATAAGTTGCTGTTGCAGTATGTGCAGATATATCTACACCTTCTTTAAATAGTTTTACAGTTTGGGCAGTACCACGGCTAGATTTAATTGTATAATCTGTGTCATCTCTGTTAAAGTCTAGTTCAATAGTATAAGTTTTATCTTTAATATGGCGATTAAGAATGTCTGCTTTCTTAATGCCTTTTGAATTTTTATTAAATAGTACTTCTTCTAAGATAAGCGCAATAGAACTTTTACCGTGCCCATTTTTACCCACTAATTGTGTAAGAGGAGCTGCAACAAAATCAATTTGGTTATCTTTTCCATAACTAAAGGCGTTAGCCCATCGTAGTTGTTTTATAGTTATCATTAGTGGCTCTATTCAGTTTCAATTTTGTCTGCATGGTTCTGAAACTCTTTTAGTACGTTTTCAATAGTATCTTCTGGCAACTCTAATATGTATGCAAGATACTCGCGAATTTCTTCTGACATAGACATTTCTTTGTCTAGGATTAGTGCTGAGTCTGTGTCTCGTTTAATTACTTTACGATCAATTAACTCACTATCCTCTAGCTCACCAAGTTCTTGCATATCGCCTTCAACTTGATAAATAGTGTGATCGTAGTCAGTTTGCGGCTTAGGGTCTTGTACTGCAACTGTTTTGCGAATAAGTTGCGGCAGTTGTAGTTTACGCCATTCATGTTCTAAACTATCGGTATCCAATAAAACAACACCAGTAGCTACGCTTCCACGATGAAAGCTAGTAGTAACTGGACTTCCAGGATAGATAATGTTTTTTTGCGAGTTTTCATAACTATGTAAATCACCTGCTAAAACAACGTCATAGCTGGCAAATAACTCTAGATCCATTTCAGGTTTTACATGAGGAGGAATCTCTCCGCGAACATGAGTAAAACAAATGTTTCCACGAATTTCAAAAGGATTCTTTTCAAATTCTTTTAATTTATTATATGGTATAAAATCCATATTTTCTATTTTGCAGTAGTCATCAATAATTTCTACTTGCGGATTTAGTTTGTTCGTAACTTGTTTTAAGTTTGTTAAAAAGGTTGTATCTTTCTTAACAGCCTCATGATTTCCAGCATAAATAATTGTTGGAATCTTACAAGAGTTAACTAAATCAAAATACGTCTCTAGTTCTTCCATGTTAGGAAGTTTGTCAAAAACATCCCCACCAATAACAAAAAGATCACACTCTTTTTGAATAGCTTCTAGTTGACGCCAGAGCATATTAAACCTATTCTTTGCCCACTCAATAGGTACGTTTTTCTGACCCAATTTGATATGGACGTCAGCTGTAAATAATACTTTCATATTGCCTTATGAGACAGAAAAGCCCGCTAAGCATTTCGTTTAGCGGGCTTAAGTTTTTTAACCAAGTTCTTTGACTGCTTCTTGCTCAGAAGAAGGGGCTTCGCCGTCTTCTTCAGTGTTGGTAGTAATTTTCTCCAACAAGGCTTTTACATCGGCTTCGGTAGGACGAGGAAATTTCTCATCGATATTCTTAGCAGCATTAGCCATAACACGCTCTTCGTCAGTTAGTGGGCGGGCTTTGCAACGCAAAACTTGCAGTGTATACTCAACATTAAAAGGCAGAGGTCCTGTCTTTACACGCTTAAATACAACATCCCAACCTGTATCGTGGTCAGTAGGGTCTCCTAAATCTTCAGCCGCTGTAACGATTTGCTCAAACAATTTCTTTTTGAGATTAAGAGCAACAACTTTCTGCGACTTAGGGTCAATACAATTTACAGAATAACTCCAAGAGCATTTTGCTTCTGGAAAGTACTCGCTAACATGATCTTTTTCAATATTATCAAACTTTTCCTTTTCACGACTAAATGCCAAACATTCAACTGGAATATCTTTGTTATTAGTGCCTTTCAGCCAATAAATATATCGTGGAAGAACTCCGCCAATTAAGCGGACTGTATTTTCGCCATCTTTGTATTCGTAAGATTCGACTTTGTTTGATTGTGCTTTACCTTTGGTATTTTTAAAACTAAGTGCCATTTTTATTTTTCCTCGTATTTGAAGTTAATTTTGTTTTCTGTTATTTTTAGTAGCGGATTTGATTTTATTGCGTTTAAGTCAATATCTGAATAAAAAGATAGGTCTAGATATGTGTAACCGTAATGTTTATATATGGCGTAATTTCTACGCCCCGCTAATCTTATGTATTGTGCTTTGTGTACAATATCTGTGCTGGTATCAGTAAATAATCGAGCAGGGTTTATTAGAAAACTATTGCCCTTTAAGTTAAAAATCGGTTTGATTTTACTGTATTGGTTTTTAGGAATAGATTTTCTAATAAAATGCAATCTTAAAGTTTCAACTAGTTTTATGGAGTCGCATTGTGTTGTGGACTCAAGCAATCCAAGGTTGAAGAAAAGGGTCATATACTGAAACTTAATAAATATTATACCATTTTAGATATCATTTGACAAGTGAAATTTTATCTACGCTAACACTTTCCAGCCTTTGCGGAGATAAAGCCCTAACCTATCTGTATTTTGCTTTTTATCAGCGTATCCAGCAAATTGAATGTCTACTATAATTGGGTCTAGTTTACCGTCATGCATTCGCATAATCCTACCAGCAATTTGTTCTAGTAAACTATCATTTGACATAGGAACTGCTAAAATTACGCAACTAAGGATGTTGATTGAGATTCCCTCTGAAAATATTTGCCTACTTCCAGCAATGCACATTTTTTCTTTGGCAAGGATTTGAGCCTTGGCTTGCTGTCTATCTTCAAAACTGGTTCCCCCAGTAACCAACAAACACGTTTCACCAACATACTCTTTTACTTTCTCTAAGAATTCTACTCGGTCAGCAATAACTAAAACACTATGCCCTTCAGCAACGTGCAACTTAGCTATATCTGCAATAAATTGTCTGTACTTATCGTCTTGGGTAAGATTTGTAATCTTGTCTACCCAAGTAACATTTGGTTTAAGTGTTATTCCACTTTTAACCATATGGATAGTAGGCGGTATAGTATTAGATACTGGAGGCTTTAGTACTGTTGTACCAAAGTAGTCTTTAAATAAAATATGTTTACCGTCTTTTCGTATCATAGTACCGCTAAGGGCTAGCCTATAACGAGCATGAAAACTATCAACTGTTGCTGCAAATGTTGTTGCAGGACAATGGTGTGCTTCATCTAATATTACTGTTCCGAACTCTTTGGCAAGTTCAGCAGTATGTTTAACTAAAGTCTGTATATTTGCAACTGTAATAAAGTGGTCTTCGTAATCTAACTCGCCACCACCTATAATTCCACAGTCGCAACCAAACAGAGTTTCAATTTCTTCAATCCACTGATCTCGTAAAGCTGCAGTATGTGTTATAACTAAAGTTTTTTGCCCAAACTTTCGGGCAAGATGTAATGCCGTGAAAGTCTTACCCCATCCTGGTAAAGCATTTATAAAGCAAGTACCTTCTACTTCATTGTAGATTGTTTGCTGATCTTCATATAGCTCAAATTTAGGGACAGGAAAGGGAACAGGAACTAAAACTCGTTTATCTATTATCTCGTAATCTTGTGGGATCAAATCTGTACGTCCTTGCGGAATAGAAAGAATACCTTTGATTAACGATTTATAGTTTTTAATTGTTTCAACACTAGCAAATTTCTTTGACCCAGTGTCTTTGTGTATTTTGTAGGTAAGAGACTTAATTATGTGTTTAGTGTGCTCTACACCTGGATTATCTAAGTATATTCTATTTGATATAACTGCTTTTGCCACTATACTAGTCTCCACGTATCTTTTTGCGGATATTCATAGTAGCCATAAAATAGGTAGCTATTATCCATATATAGTACTCCTGCGTACTGGTGATAGCTTTCAGGCTGAATCATAGTTTTGAATCTATGAGCCACACCTTCTAATTCTAATACACACCCTATGCCATCCGCAGGTAATACTTTATTAATCTTCTTTGTTGTCAGTTTGGCGCGCGTAGATTTTTTATGTTGAAAAACTTGTCCATGACTGTCTATAAACCATGTTGTTGATTTTGCTAACTTAATAATATCTACAAGAAAGTATACTGCTGAACTTATAGGAAACAACGTTGCTTTACCTTGTAAAGCGAGTCTACGTAAACCTAGCGTTGGCTTACTTATTGACTTATCGTCTACGAACCTATAGTTTGTTGTGTGTTCAGCAGTATCCTTATCACTATATTCTGATTTATAGTATACTATGTCGCCATCTTGTTCAGGCTGTTTTTCACCCAACCTGAACACGGGAAATACTATTTCCTGTAGTTTCATAGTACTCCTCCCATGAGCCAAAACTATAATCCTCACCAACATCTTGGTCAACGCCAATAGGGAATCCAGGAATACCGCAACCCCAATCTTGTTGTGTATTGCGTTTTAAAATTTCACAGTACTGTTCTACGTGCTCTTCTTTAACCAGTGCCACAATCGAG